CCTACCGACCATTCAGTATAGCATTGTGTATGTAAGTGGCCCTGAACTGTAGACATCATATCTGCTTTAGACTTAGTACGAGCTGTACCTGCTTCCCCGTGGATGTATTGAACGTTGTCATAAACTACACGTTCTGTAAAGTTCCATTTGGGAGTGTTTAAAACATCCTTATAATCTTTAACCCATTGCCTTGGCACTTGTGAGGATTGTGCCTTACGCATGATAATTCTGTCATGGTTACCTATAGTAACGTCTGCTTTAGGAAATTCTTTGTACCATCTAGCCAAACGCTCTATAGCAAGTTCAAGTTCCTGTCCACCTCCCATGCCATTAGCATCAGTCTCATGATAAGAGCTGTAATGATTGTCAATTACGTCTCCAATAAATACCACCTTATTACAGTTGTATTTAGCGTAAACTTCTTTACAGTGGTCGAAGTACCCATCTAAATCGAATGGAGCATGTAAGTCACCAACGACTAAGATACGATTCTCTTTTTTAGTAAAGTGATTAAATACGGCCTTCTTATTTCCATTTAATCTTGGTCTGAAATCTGTTTTCTTTTTACTCATTTTTAATGGTTTTTTTATTATTAATTATTTACCTTGTCCTACGTAAGCTTTCTTATAACCTACTTGTCCCTTACTAGCGTTCTTAGAATGTATTCCTTTACGCTTTTTCTTAACTCTCTCTATGTGAGAATAAACTGCAGCTCTTGCCATTTTTTAATTTGTTTTGATTAATATTATGCAAACATACACATAAAATATTTAATAAGCAAATTTTTTGTTCTTTTTATTTGCTAACTTCCATTCTATAACACTTGCAAAGAAAGCTAACTCCCTTGCTGCTATGTTTACTGCTTCTTGGTCTCTATCCTGTCTGGAATCTAAAAACTCCACCCTTGAGGCTGCCTCTCTAGCTAACAGCCTCAGTTTATGTAATGGAAGTTTTTTGAACTTATTCAGCTGCATCGTATACCTTTCTAAGCTCCTTAATTAAGCTAACTACACATGGTGAACAGTTTGAAACCTTTCTTTTAGCGTTGAAAGTTTCGTTGTATACTCTTACCAACTCCTTTTGAACATCTGTGCTTACTGAAGAAGCGTTAGTACTAAAGAATCCTTTTAAGTAGTCATAATTATCGTTAGTTAACTTACTCATGTTTTTGTAAGGAAACAATTTATTAAGTATAGACTTTCTAGCTTTACAGCCACAATCGTCAGCACCTACTGCAGCGGCTACAGTCTCAGCTACTACATCTAATCCTAAAGCTTCAGTTACTTTACCTATAGTGTCACCTAATCCGGCATTATCAGCGTTGTCACCTAGAATCTCTAAAACTTTAGCTTTCTTAACTTTAAGCTTCTGTGCTATTTTACCTGCAGAAAAACCTTCTTCTTGTAATTTAATAATCTTTTCTTGTAATTCCATTTTATTTGATTTTTGAATATTCATTAAACAACTCCTCAGCTATAATTAACTTAGTCTTTTTAATAGATAAGTATATAGTCTGAATTCCTAGTCCAGTTTCCTGAGCTAACACCCTAAAACTTTTACCTGTATTTAGGTAGGTCTTAAATAGGTTATAATCAAACCAGTGAGAGTTTTCTTCAGCTACTTTATACATAAGCTCTTCAACTTGCTCTCTAGCAACTGTAGTCAAATCTCTCTCCTGCTCTATAATTGCTTCTATTCCAGATACGTTTTCATGGTTCATTCCAATAAACTTCTGCTCTACATCAAACATATCACCCTCATAAGAGTATTTAATCACCTTCTTTTTACCTAGTGCATTTAAAACTACTGACCTCATGCAAAAGAATACATACCCTTTAGATACAGTTCCGTCTGGTTTAATCACTTTGTCATAAAGGTCATCATATCTAGATAGCTTCATGTAAACTTCTTGTATATAGTCTTCAGCATAATTTCTAATTTCCTGATTATTACCATACAATGATTTAGCAGCGTTTATGAACTCCTTATGGTGCTTAGCTATCTTCTCAAGTGCTAAAGCCGTTCTAGTAGATACTACCTTAGTCATCTTTTGAAGTGTAAGTAATAGTAAACAATACAAATAGAAGGGCTAATTGGAACGTGTGGTCTGTTTCTTTATCGTCTTCAAACTCCTCAGCGTCATAATGTAGTCCAATTAAAACACCTGTAATTATAGAAACCTGTAAACTGCTACCCTTTATAGTGTAAGGTGTTGAAAGTGCCACTACGGCTATTACCAATAGTAATGTAGTTAAAATCATATCTTAATAATTTAATAGTTCGTTAATATCTGTATATTTTGGATGTAGTATATCAGTCCCAGCAAATGAGAATCCTGCAGCACCTCTATTCATTCTAATGCTTACAGGTGCATCTATACTAGTTGGACGTCCCCCTGTTTCGGTTTCCTTTACTTTTCTGACGTGAATTTCACTTATCATCCAATCTGTAGGGTGTTGAGTATATCTATGTATTGTGTATACTTGATTAGCTCTATTTCCCCACTTCCCACCACCTTCCACATCTGCCATAGTAGGAGGTACTGGTAGCCCTGCTTTCTCGTGACCATGAGGGTGAGTTCTCCTCAAGGCTTCTGTTACCGCATGGGCGTTTAGCCAGATAGACACTTCGTTTTTATCACAAAACAATCTCATCTCTGAAGCTATTTGGTAGTCATATTCATGACCTCCTACACTTCTTAATAAGGTTCTATCTTTTGCTAGACTATTATAAGGGTCTATTAACAGCCCATCGTAATTGAAATCTTTCTTGATTTCTAATGCTTCGTCTAGAAGCGTTCTTGCTGTATAAATTTCCTTAACGTCTATTATTTTAAAGTGAGCGTCAACCCACTTCATAGCTTCTTCAATTTGACTATCTGTCAAAACTTCAACAGGTTGACCCATGTAAAATTCTACTACCTTTCTAGCTATAGAGTAAGAGGTGTTTTCTGAAGAGAAAATCAACCACTTAAGTCCATGCTTCATAGCGTAAGCTACCTGTAGATACATTATTACTGTAGTTTTTCCCGTGTTGGCATGACCAACAACCACATCAAAAGAGCTTGGTTTCCAGCGTATAAACTCATCTATTTCAGGAACACCTAACTCTAATCCTTTAGGAATTCTATCATATTTAATGTCTAATAGTTTTGCTGTTAAATCTGGTAATTTAGCTAACATAGTTTTTGATTGGTTTTAAAAACCCCCAGAGAATACTGAGGGCTTAATTAGGTCACTTTACTTAGAATGGTAAATCTGCAGACTTCTCGGCAGCTGGAGCTGTTCTAGCTTCATTGAATTTAGCGTTAGTTACTTGCTGCTCTTGTTTCTCAGCTACAGTAACAATCCCGTCTTTAGTGTAAACTATACGTCCATTACCTACATAAACTCTAGCTGCTCCAGACTCACGCTCTTCTTTAGATTGACGTACCCAGAAAGACACATTGTCTCCATATTGTCCAGTCTCATCATTGATAGCGTAGTCAAGGTTTAAATAGCCTTTGTCGTTTACTGCTTCTTTTGGGATTTTGTTCATTGCGATTCCTACTGTTCCTAATGCACTCATAATAAATGGTTTTAATTAATTAATATTAAACTTTTGCTACTGCTTTAGCGATTTCTTTTTTAACGTCTGCAGAGACTGTATACTTCTCTTCTACTGCTTTCATATCCCAGCCACCTTTGATAGCCGATACTACTTTAACATAACTGTCAGTTCCTATAATTAGCTCAATCTTTTTAGATGGCTTTGGTGTTTCAACTGTTTTTCCATGCGTGTTAGTAGCGTCTGCATCTTTAGTGTCATCGATATTAAGTAATGCACCTACGGCGTATTTTCTAGCATAAGAAGTAGAAGCTCCATAAGTTTGGCTTATGTCCATACCTTTTCTTACTCCTATTCCAGCAACTCCTGTAGAGCTGTCTATAATCTCTCCATTTGAATCCTTAATAACGGCTGTAGACTTTATAGCTGAAGTGCTAACTCCGTCTAACATTACCGAAACTACCTCATCATTAAAAGATAACTTAAGACCATACTGTAGTCCTAATGGCTTAAATGCTTCTAGGATGTCCTCTAGATTTCTGTAAGCGTACTTTCCGAATCCGTTCCATTGTGACTTAGGAGCTTTTAATTCAGATGTTAATTTAATTAGATTTTTCATGTGGTTTATTTTTATACTACAAATATAAGTCAAAAATATTTACTGTGCAAGTTTTTTGGTACTTTTTTTAAAAAAAAATCCCCCTCAATTAAGAGAGGGAATTAATCTGACTAGTTTCTAGCTCTTAAGTTAGCTATTCTCGTCTTAAGTCTGCTGATTTTAGCATTCTTTCTTGAGATGCGGTCTTTTAAAGTAGCTACTTGTGCCTTGTAGTCAGACAACAAGATGCGACCTTGAGATATCAAGTCATTCAAGTCACTGATTTCTGCATAAGCGTCATCTAACTCAGACTGTAGAGCTCCTGCTAATAGTAATGCGTCAGATAGTAAAGCGTCAGACTCAGCTAAATCAGATTGAGAAGCTGAAAGGTCAGAAGATAACTGAGCATTCAATGCGTAAGCGTCATCTAAAGCTATAACAAAAGACTCATTCATAGCCTCTAATTCAGAAACTAAACTTCTAAGAGAGTCATTCTCTATAATAAGGTCTGTAATTTGACTAAGAGCGTCTGCTAAAGATGCTTCTAGCTCGTTCTTATAATCAACTACTGAATCATATTGATTATACATACCTTGTAAAGCTTCTTGATTTTTCTCTAGTAAAAAGTTGTCATCTTGCTTATCACATGATGTTAATACTAAAAGGATTGTTGATACTGTTAAAATTACTTTTTTCATTGTGGTTTATTTTAATTGATTAATAATAGTGCAAACATACGAATAATTATTTTAATACGCAAGTTTTTTAACACTTTTTTTTTATTTATATACTCTTCTATTTAAACTTCTTTGATTTTTAATAGTGTGTTTTACTATATAATACTCTACAGTCTCGCTAATTATTTTAGCTGAAAAAGTTTCTTTACCTACTTTGTAGCTTATTTTGTCTTTAGTTACTTTAGTTGCTTTCATTTGATTGTTATTTATGTTATTTAATCTCCTATTTTAAACCAATATTTATTATTCCTTACTGTTATCACAATTTTATCTCCAACGTCAGCTTTTTTTATTAAGTCAGCCATAAAAACTACATTACCTTTCCTTTTAGCTCTTTTTCTAGACTTAAAAGTTGGGAACTTAGAGTAGAGCATAGTTCTACCTATAGAGATATAGTCTATCCATTGCTGCTCACCGGGTCTTTGAAAAGTTATAGTACCATACTCATACTCTCCACTTATAAAGGTTTCTGGAGTGTTATCGTACAATGTAATAGTAAAAAGGTAAGACGTTTTTCCCTTTGTGATTTTTAGCTTAGCTTTACTTTTGCTAGTTGCTGAATTACTGAAGTGACCGGTTACAATTAAAACCTGTCCAGATTCACCTGTTAAGTCTCCAAATTCATCTACGTAGTCAATAGTTTTAAATTGTCCAAAAAGATTAGACGCTAATAATAGTAATGTTAATGTGATTATATTTTTCATTTGATTGTTATTAGTTAATTATGGTACAAACATAATACTAATATTTTAAACTACCAAATATTTTTACAAAAAAGTTTTAGTTTTTTCTAACTCCTCTACTAATTCCTTGTATTTATAGTAGATATCTTCGAACTCAGCGTCAGATAGTTTATGGATTTGTCTAGATAACATTACTAACTCTTCAGACTTTTCTTTACCTAAAAATTTAGAATAAGCGTACTGAGCTCCTCCCTCCCATTGGTTACAATATTTACACTGTAGATTTACATTCTCTTCATTCCACCTAGTAGCTTTGTGTTGTCTAGGTTGAAAGTGTCCTGCATCGCCATCATGGAAGTGTATGTCTTTACCACATGAGCAACAAGTCCCGAATCCGTCCTTATTAGTATCCTC